CTGAATTAGCTGCTAGGATATTCTGATTAGGTGCATACGGACTTTGAGCCTCGGTGCTAGAAAGCACTGTATAGTAAGCATTACCACAGAAATATAATGTGAAATAATTTGGATTATTAACATCTCCACCACCATTTGTTAAAGCAGTGTTGAGAGTAATGGCATCATAATTAACATCTACGACGAATGTGCCAGTAGCCGCGTATCTAACAAGATAGTTAGGATTAAGCGGTGCTAACGATATGGTTGTAGGATTACCTAGAGCATCAATGGGGTTTCCGTCTGGATCATGTAAGTATGAGAAGTTATCATATTCAAATCCGAATTGGTCTCTGATATAAACTGCGTTTCCTACGGCAACATCCTCAGTAGACACACCGTTAAGAACAATTGTTCCTGTATTGAGTGTAGATACAGAAGGTTGAGCATTTAAGAATCCAGGAAGTCCTTGTTCATTTAAATGGCCTTCTGGGGGAATGACTTCCATTACTTGACTAATATGTGGTCTATCACTGGTATCGGGAGTGAATATGTTTACCACACCATTATTTGGGAAAAATCCCGATGGATAATACTGATCTAGCTCGTCACTACCGGGTACACCTACCGGGCTAAATGGGTAAGACCTAAACGCAGGATTGAAAATTGTGCCGCTAAAATCTCTACTTCCGTATCCCTTGGCCACTAAGCATAGGTCACCGAAGTTACTATTACTATTGGTGATAGAAGCAATGCCACCGTTGTCTACTTGTACTGCCACAGAACAGAAAATTGTAAACACAGAAACTAACTGAGCATAACCGTTATTGGTAATGTAGATACCTTTTCCACCCTGCGGAAGTTGTGTAAAGGCATCGTAAACGAACGACTGAATAGGGCTACGATCGCTGACTACAGCACCATCTACTAAACTACCTCCCATAGCTCCTATTGGATCAATTTTTCTGGCATTCCATGTTCCTGTATTTCCTGTAAATTCTAAACTTAATTCCTCCACTTCGTTATCTGTATATGGGAATGGAACTACTTCACCAAAATACAATGTAGCATCATTACCAAAACCTACAGTGCTCGTATTAAGGCCTATCAAATAGGTTCCAGTTGTTACTGTTGTTACAGAAGTTACTATAGGTGGATTAAGAACATCAGCACCGTTAATACCAGTTAGGGCAAATAGGCCACCGCCCATAAATCTGGGTGGGGCAACATCCGGGCCATTGGTAATAATATCGGTTATAATACCAAAATTACGTGCCACTGCTTCTTGTGGACCATATTCGTAACCATAATTGAAGAATGGATTTATAACCTGTGTACTAACAGTTCCAGATTGTACAGTTACAGTGTTATTTGCTATAATTTGTAATGATAAATCTCTAGCATAATCTATCGCCTGCGTTGTGGTAGAAACTTGTCCTGATACATAATTAAAACCATTACTCCAATAGGATAAACCTGCTTCTAGAGTTTTATAATTTCCGCCTAACAGTACATCCTGGCTAACCGCATCAACTATTAAGCCAACATCTCTATAGCACTTATCTTCGTCGTAATTAAATGAATAGGCATTAAAGATAGAATCTAATCTAGCAACAACTTCTTCTTTAATAAAAGTTTTGTTTGCCATCAATAAGTTAAAGGCATTAAGAGCATTTGTTGAAGTAACTGTAGCTGTGCTAATCGGACTTAAACCCCAAGTAACTGTTGAGGTGCCATTCCAAATAATATTTGTTATGGTAGAGGCAGCAATATTAATAAGATCAGCTTCTAGGTCTGTTCCTGTGCTAGTGGAAATTACCTGAGTAACCTTAGTTTGATATGTAGTAGTTGATTCACCTTTCAGGATATATCTAGCTATGTCTGCTATATATTGGAATGAACTAGTTGTTGCTTCTTTTTCAGACTCTCTAATTGTTCTTGTAGCGTTGAATCCATAATAACTTAGCCCTGATTGAACAGTTTGTCTGTTACCGCCGTGAAGTAAATCAAACGAAATGGAATCAATAATGTAACCTACATCTCGTTGGCAGGTAGCTGTATTATATGCTGTAAAGGCTGGATGCTCAGCAGAAATATAGGCAATGATTTCATCAGCAAAATAGTTGTTTTCTTTGTTTGCCTTTAACAACTGAACAGCATTACGCACACCTAATAGCGTAGAAGGAGCCCCATTACTTACAATTTTGTCAGACCATCCTAAGTAATTACCTCCTAGAATATCTAACATTGTATCAAAATTCTTACTTATTATAGTAACTTCTTCGCTGCTGGCAGGTTCTAGATTAGTTATTTGAACTGTGCCTGTTTGGTATCTTTCTACTAGATCATCCTCTGGAGTAATATTCTGAACAACCTTTAATGCTAAATCTTTTAGATAACTTATAGCTGCTGTAGTTGTAGTAATCTCGTTAGGTATATCACCTACATAACTATTTTGAGTATAGTATTGTAAACCAGCGAACGTAGATTGACTGTGTCCTGCTGTAGGATATAGCATGTCTAAAGCTAGACTATCTAAAACTAAACCTACGTCACGCTTACATTTTATCTTATTGTATTTTAAAATCTTAGGAGGAAATGCTAAATCGTTGTTGATGTAGTTAAGAACATTCTCCTGAATGAATGTTCTATTTGCCTGCATTAGAATTTCAGCACTGACAAACGCACTATCTGGCCCAGGACTTGTATAAAGATCAGGCGCAGCATCAGGGCCGTCTGTAATAATATCAGTTATAATACCAAATAAACTGGTTATAGAAGCAGTGCTTATATCTCCACCTGTCATTACTGTGTTGATAACTTGGCTATAATTGCCAGGATACGGACTAGGTAATGCGTTATTTTGAACAATATCAATGGCTGCGTCACGTAGATAATTTATGGCGTCTGTAGTCTGTAGTTCTTGCCCTGCGATATAACTTACCACGCCGTCATAGTATGCCAGTCCACTTTCTATACTTTTTTGGTTACCACCGAATGTAGCATCGTAAGCAACGTTTTCAATTAAAATAGCCACATCTCGTTTACACTTTTCCTGGCTGTATGTGAAGCCGTACCATATGCTAGATGTGTTCGCTACATTGGTAGCAATTTGATCGCTGATATATTCTATAACCTGTTCTTGTAAGAAAGGTTTGTTAGCTAATAGTAGAGTTCTAGCATTAAAGAATCCTGGATTTTGTTGTCCAGCATTTACTCTCATACCTCTTGCTATTGTGCCCGAACTTACATATACCGTTAGTGTATTAACATTTTTTATCCATGTACCAGTTCCTACAGCACTAGGAACTTGTACTGTTTGATTTGGTACAAACATGGTACCGTCTTTCAGCCAAGGTCCACTCAAATTTGTACAATTTTGAATATATGGGCTATGGTAAAGATCAATTCTATCGTCCCCACTTAATGGAGGGAAAGCAGTACAGTAAGCACCTCTATTAAATCCCGGAGCATAATTACCTTCTAATAAACCACTTCTGCCATTTAAGAACTGCATAAACGCCAAATAGCATCCTGAATTCATGTGGAACAAATCTTGAGTTTTGTTTATAGGTTCTATACTTGTGGTACGCAGGTCACTTCCCATTATAGAAGTGTAAGGTTTTAGGGTTAAAGGATTATCTTCTAAATAATGTCCAGGAGCAACTCTAATTTGTGTTCCTGCTTGATAGTAAGGACTGTTTAAGGCGCCACCGATAGTCCTACAAGCACGGCTAGGATCTTGTGCTCTACCGTCATTAGTGTCATTACCATCCATAGTTACATAAAGAATATTTGTAACTACAGGAGCAGTTCCAATTGGTTTATCACCATTACGTACTCTGATGTTACCGATAATTTCAGTCAAACCACCTTCTGGAGCAATCTTTAAGTTGTTTTTAGAATAGATGTTTTCCATCCATGCTTCTAACCAACTTGTAGTGCCATCTGCTAATTTAAAATCATCTGCTAATGGTAGTATATTTCCATAGATATTAACATCTGCTGCTGTAACAGTATCTAAATTACCAATTGTAACATCATCTTGTAAAACTGTTCCGCCACGAACTACTAGAGCATTATCATTTGTTACACTATCACTTACTGCTGTACTGGCAATTACCGCCTTATCAGTTGTTAATCTACCTAGGCCGGGATTATAGACTAAACCACCTTGAACACCAACGTTATCACCAAATAAAACTTTACCATCAGGGCTAGTTACATCGTCAGTGAAAGTAATATAAAAATTAGAACTTGCGTTAGTTGCTGTAATTAAAAGTTCAGTTGAAGTATTGGCAAGAGAAACTCTTCCATAAATGTATCCGCCTACATTAAGATCTTTCTGTATTCCAACACCGCCTGGAAAATAAGCAGAGCCGGACTGTCGTTGGCTATTTGCTACATTGGTAGCAGTGGATCCGAAGACGCCGTCACCACCGAAGACATCAGCAGGATCATATGGAATACCTGTAGGATTTTGTACATTAGAATCGCTGCTTAATTCAAGTTGTCTAGGTATACCAGTTATTGTATTACCAGCACCGTCTACACCTTTGATCAGTAGTTGTCCTGTAGAGGAGGTAATGATGGATACATTTCCCCCTGCTAAAGAGACCTCATTCTGATCCTGAGGAGTTATATTTCTAGTACCGGTAATGCGAGTAGCCATATCTGTTCCTTTAGAGTATTTATTACATTAGTGAATTCGCATTTCAACCGAATCAACTAGAACTGGGTCTTTGTGGGGCCAATCGGGATGAGCTCGGAATCTTATTGTTATTCCAAAGGAGGGATCTGTTAAATCACTAATAGAAAGTTCACTAGACCAAGTATCAGTTTCACTACCATAAATTTTTTCAGGCTTAATTATACGATCCGCTTTGTTATCGCCTATTTCATTTCCTTGAATGCTTAACTGAATAGTATCGTCGGTGGCCCTACCATATCTTCTGGATTGTAATTTAACTTCTATTCCAGTTAATGAGTCAGGCAATTGAGAAAAATTAAAACCTGTAGCTCTAATGTAATAAGTTTTATTCGTTATATCGTGTTTTGGACTTCTAGCAATATGTTGTAAAGCACCATTAGTCTGAATTGATCTGCCATCTGTGTTTAATAATGCTTCTAAATTGGTAGAATCGTCCCATTCGATATGTGCTTCTTCTGCGCCCGGTTCAGCAAATTGTGTTATAATTGTAGGTAAAGTCCACGCTGTAGTCATACCAATATTTACCTAAAATAAAAAAGGGCTCCAAAGAGCCCCTTTATGTCTCACACTGTGCTTAAGCGTTAGTTAAAGTAACAACACCTGTACTGGCGGAACCTAAGGTCCAACCTGCTCTAGCTGTATTAGCAAATTCATATTGTCCGCTCATAGTACGCTGAGTTAAAATAGCACGTCGTGCTGTAAGTTTTGTAACCCAGTAAGTGCTACCATATTGATCAGTAGCAATGATACGCATCTGACCTGCACCGGGACTGTTGCTGGCAACAAGTTTACATTGCCCTACGCCATCTGCTGTTCTTACCAAATATCTCTGGCTGGCTTCTTGTTTAAGAATGTCAGCGTTTTTAGCACTAACACCACCGTCTTTAGCAAGTAAATAGGCGGTCACATTAATAGCATTTTGATTATTAGTTGTTAAAGTATATGTAAAGGTAGCAACCGTACCAGTTGTACCTCCTGTTACAGTAGCAGTAGGGGTACTTGTATAACCACTACCACCGTTTAATAAAGTAACAGTTTCAACATTACCTAACGCATTAGTAGTTACGCTACCGCTAGCCGTTTCGCCGCCTGGAATGTTTGGAGCAGTAAAAGTTAAACTTAAACTAGTGCTCAAAGCATAAAATGTACCAGTATTGTTTTTTGCGATTGTAGCAACTGCTTCACCACCGACACCTTCGCCAGTAATGGCAATATTTGTATTACCGAAAAATTTCTTCTTAATTGGACGTCCCATTTGTTTCTCCTTATCTTAATGAGCGTTCAAGGCCCTACGCGGCGGGTACCGCATAATATCTTGACTGTATATTTAACAAAAAACCCGCCTAAGCGGGTTTCTTGTATCTCCTCTAAAGCAACCTTTCTGATTACTTGAAGCTAACGTTAGCTGTAGTAATAGAAACTTTACCTAGGTAGTCAGCAGCGTTACCGAGAGAGCTAGCTGTGTTTGTTAGCTCAACATATCCGTAACGTGTTAGGAAGCCAACTACTGGCTCAAATGTTGCTGGGTCAAGAACAACTCCAGAGCTCATTAGTGGAATATATGGGCAATAGAAAGCAGCAGCGTCAGCCTCGCTTGTACCCTTATAACCAATTAGAACCTGGTTGTCATTCTGTGCTGTTGTGTCAGGCATATAAGCATCTACATAAACACGCATTGCGCCATTTAGTGTACCAACGAACTTGGTGTTTGTTGGTGCTTCAAATGTACCTTCTGTTGTGCGAGCAAAAGCAGAAGTTGTAGCGCTCTGTAGAATTGTTAGAGCTTGGTTGGAAACAACTGCCCAGTTACCAGCGCCACGACGTGTACGCTGAGCAATCAAGTTACTAACACGGTTGATTTGAATTGCTAAAGCAGCATGTTCATCACCAACGAATGTTGCTGTACCTGAAACTAATGACTGGTCATATGTTTCTTCTACTGTGGCCAAACCACGTAGTGAAGCTAGGATTTCTTGGTCGATTTCAGCTGTAATTTCTTGAGCTAGAGCGGCCATGATTTCTGCCTCGATATCAATACCTTGTTGTGCTTGAGCATCTTGAGCAGCCTCGAAGGTCCAACGTGCGCTTAGTTTGCGGCTCTTGGCTTCTACGGTTTGCTTCAAGATCTGAATGCTCATACGACGACCTGGACGGCCTTCAAGAGCAGCAGTGCTATCAGCTTTTGGATTACTATCGCTGTTATTACCAGAGTAAGCAGCGGCAATCTTGAATGGGCTTAGTGCCTCTTCACCTGCTGTTACGTTATCACCAGCATCTGCGTAACGAACACGTAATGTGTGGATCTGAGCAACAGGTCCAGTCATTGGCTGAACACCAATGATTTCGTTAGCAATAACAGTTGGCATAACACGACGAATCACTGGAAGAATAACGCGATTTAATGTAGCGATATTACCAGCACTGGTTGCGCCAGCTGTTGCGCTTTCAGCCAAGTACTTACGTGTGTTTTCTAGAGCAACATTCATAGAAGCACGACGGTTACCAGATAGGCCTTCAAGCAGAGCTTCTTTGGTCTCTGACCATCTTTCATTTAATAGTTGTGACATTTTCTTTTGTCTCCTTGAATTATTTTAGACCCGCCAACTTACGGATATCTAATATATTATCTAAGCCTACCTCTGGCTTTGTTTCACGATTCCCAGTAACTTCGGTTCCCTCAGTTAGTACAGCCTTGGCTGGCTTCTTGATTTCGCCTTCCATCACTGTTGGTAGGTACTTGTCAAAAGCTGTTGAAAGTTTAGAAGTCTGAACACTTTCTAAAAGTTCTTTCATTAGCCCTCTCTTATCAGCACTTAATGGTGCTAATAATTCAGCCATAACCTGTTTGCGTTCCATTAAATCTTTTGTAACACGGATTTCGCGTTCTTTAGATTCTACAATAGTAGCTTTTTCGGTAATAGCCTGTTTAGCCTCAGCAAGTTCTTGGTCTTTCTTTTGAATAATCTTTAACAGTTTTGCTGTTTCTGATTTTTCATTTAAGAATGAACTAGAAAATTCTTGGGCAAATGCTTCATAGATCTTACGACCAAATGCGTTGTTTCTAGCACTATCAATATCTTCTTTCAACTGAGTAATCTCATTTGTAAGTTTCTTAGTAATAGCATTTTCTACAACTGTAGCACCACGCTTGATGAACTCTGCTTTGATTTCTTCAAACTTGGTCTTGGCCTCGCGAACTAATTTAACCTTAGTTTCGGCAAGATCTTTTTTGTCTTGTGCGAATTCGTTGATTTCTTTTGCTAAAGCATGAACAACAAATTGTTCTAGCTTTTCAAAATTTTCTGCGACTTTCTTACGATCGCTTTGGAATTCAACTAACTCTTTACCTAACTGATTGATAACAAAACCTTCTAGCTTTTTAGCATCTTCAGTCATCTTTTGTTGATAACGTGCTTTTGCTTCTGCTAGAGATTTTTTATCAGTTGCCAGCTCGGCCATTTCAACGGCCAGTCTCTCGCTTAACATCTTGTCGATTGCTTCAACCATTAACGACTTGTCGTGCTGGTATTTTTGAGCAAATTCTTCACGAAGTTCAGCGGTAACTTGGTCGCGATTCTCCTGAATTTTAGTAGCCAATGCGGATTCAAGTTCAGACCCAACATCTTCTGAAATAATTCCACTTTCGACTAACTTTTTGAATGCGTCCAACATTTACTTTTCTCCTCGGGCTTATTTTAGACCTTTAATAACATTAAGGAGTTGTTCCTTAAGATATTTCTGGGCCTTTGGATCTTCTTTTACTTCTTGTGCAACCTTAGTAGCACGATATCCATAGCGTGTGTTCATGAGATGTTCATAAACAGGAGTAGGATATGCGCCAGGCGCACTGGGTTGAGCAACTACATCTACCGTGATGATCTCGAAATCAGACACATGGCCGTTCATGTCGTTAACATTGCCGCTACCACGAGAACTTACACCAAGTTTTACACCGCTCTCGAGCATGGTACGAATTAAATTACCCATTGGAGTTGGAAGGATTTTCATCTTTCCATATCCGTTCGGACCCTCCATCCACATCTGAGTAATCATATGTGACACACGGTCCAAATTAACTTTTAAATCATCTGGATGATCAACTTCACCTAAGACTGAATATCCGTTCTGAATTTGATCGTTTAATGTTTTCACAGCACGTTCAATTTCATCAACGGGATAGACACGCTGGTTAGCATTACGTATACCGCCCTGTATAGCTATCCCTTTGAGATAAAGCGTTTTACCGTCCTTATCATCAGACTCGAGCATAACTTGAGCCTGATCAAAACTTAAATTTTCACGTAGGTACGAAAGTTTCATCCGTTATCTCAATTAAGCGTTGCGTCCTGGAGCACCATTGATTGGGCTCTTGACTACACCTACACTGGTCTGGCCTGCTTTGTCACCTGTTCCTGAACCTACTGGTCCTGGACCTGCGCCTTTCTTCTCAGCACCGTGACCGCCAGCAACTTTGGATAATTTCTTAACACCTGTTGTAGATCCGTCTAGGTTAGTTGTAACGCCTTTTGTAAACTTCTCACCACTTTCTGGGTTGATACCTTTGCTTGGCTTGTTAGGACTTGTTCCAGTGTTATGACCACCTTCTTGTCCACCCTTACCACCTAAGATATTGTGTGCTGTTGCGCCTGTTGTTGGCTTGCCTTTTCCAGAACTGATAGGACTTTTTGTGTTTTCTGCAGATGGCATACTGTCGCCTGTGTTCTTACCGACGATAGCACCTTGTTGCTTCTGACTGTTCTTATCCCAATCATTACCAACTTTCTC